CAACCTTAGTAGAATTTTGCCCTTCAAGCAAAAAGAAATCAGATCCTGATGTTGGATCTCTAAAAAAGAAATTTGAATAAATCACATCATACCCTTTCTTATCCGGTTTTATTACAAACTTATAATTCTTCGCCCAATAAGGGGCAACTTGTGTAGTTGGTATTATTACACTTAATGAGTTGGCTGTATCAGATGCACTACAAGGTATATGTAAATTATTATCAGGACTAACTAATGCTGTAGACATACGGTTATACTCATCCATATATACCATACCTAACTCATATCCTCTATTACTATGAAGACTTTTTGGGTCTCCTAATTCCTGAAAACTAACAGTAGCAATTGATATATCATAATATTCATAAAATGATACTGTAGGGTTTAATAAATCATCAACAAACTGAACAGCAGGTAATTGTAATCTAAGTAGGTCAGATCCATATGATGAAAGTATATTTATTTCCTGATTCGGACCTGTGATTCCGCTTGTTATCTTGAACAGATTTGAAAGTTCATTTGGAATAGAACAGTTAAATGCATCTGTAAAGGTAATACCATCACAAGAATCCGCAAAGTCAGATTCAATATTACCTGTTATTCCTCCAAAACCTATTTTCTCAATAAAATCAGGGGAATTTGCTAATCCATTAACGGTAGCAAAAGTAACGGGTAATCTGTATGAAAATTCAATAGTAGTTTCTGCTGTTTCTTCTATAGGTTCAGGGGATCCTCCACTCCACTTTCTATGAGTAAATCTTAATAGTAGATTTATAACAGCCCCTTGTACTAACTCTACCCCTCCAAGGTCTATGTTAACAACAGATCTAGTTTGTATAGGTGTATCCCAAGTATAAAGACCATCTGTTAATGTGTAAGTTAATGGGCTAAGCCCTATTTCTTCTGAGTCATAATTTACTATATATTCTAATTTTGTAGGATTTTGATCTTTATCTTCTAAATCATATCCTTCAAGATAATTACCATAGATAAGTCTGTTTCCCATAAGTGTCTGAGATTTAGCAAGTCTAGGCACATTATCATACAACCTTAATATTTCCGAAGAAGGTAGTATTGTAAATATTTTACTATTATTAAAATCAAATGTGTAATCTTGGTCATCTGCTATACCTCTCTCTTCTTTATTTATTTTTTCTATAATTTTAATTACAGAAGAATTCATATCTTTAAATAGTAAATCTACAGACTTAACTAAAGGACCTCCTGAGTTATACGTAATAGTACACGCATTTGTAGAGTTTAACATCCCATCATTTAAGGCTGTTGCAAAGTTATAATCAAATGTTTTCGGAACAAAAGAAGGTGCACTAAACTGCGATGTTGCAGAATACTCTCCATCCTCATATCTATACCTATAAGCAAAAGAAATAAACCTATCCTCTAAAAAATTATCTTGACTTGAAGTAGCAATAGGATTAATAGTCGGTGAATATGTAGGAGGTTTTTTTATAACAAGAAGTGACTCTAATGAAAATCCATCAATCCCGGCAATTGGGTTTGCATAATTCTTCTTTACATTAATTTGTTTTGGCGCTGTATAATTATCTGTAAAATATAATAAGTTCTCTATTTTATTTATTCCTGTTACAAGATATGCCGAATCAAAATTTAAAGTTGTATTTATACCACCTCCATCATCAATAGAAATAATATGATATACCGTACTATTTGTTTTGGTATCAAAGGATAATATTAAATCAGCCTTTCCTGTAGCGGAAGATGTAAAATTAGAATCGTGAACAAACCAATAAATAGTTTCGTCTGATCCATCTTGAAATGCTCCTATACAACGTGCTGAACTACTTAAAGAATTTCCTTCAACAGATATATCCGTTAAAACTGAATTACCTTTTGAGTTCTCTATAACTCCTACCTCAGAGTTTTCCGTAGACCCCATACGTATATTCAATGCATCAATATATTGACCGTTTGGTATCAAACGCTCATCGACCATCTTATTCATTACTCCTAAACTAAAACTCCTTGTTAAATTTGCCATATTACTTTAACCACTTATCTTTTCCTCGCATATTCATTAACAATCTGCCCGGATGTATATTACTAATTCTAATTTTTGCGTTTCTCAATAAAGCACCTTTTCTTTTTCTTGCTCTTGCAATTACATATTCTTGTACTCCAAGTTTTGAACTTAAAAGTGCATACTCAATATATGCATATAAAAAATCTTCAAACATTTTATTTACGGTAATCTTACTGTCATTACCATTTTCCATTCCGTCAGAAACATACTCAAGAACAACTAATTTATCTTGCATCCCTGAACTGAAATTTATAACACCCATCTTACTATTAATATTAAAAGTAGGATTTGCGTTGGCTGTTTCAGTATTTAACCCAAAGCGTCCACCAATTTGTCTTTCAAAATACCAATCCCCATTATCATTGTAACCATTCATCCCATTGTAAGGTGATCCTTGGTTTAAGTAAATAGTAGGTTGTATCGTGAAAATTCTTGCATAGTCTAACTCAGAAAACTGAGGAGATAATGCCTTTCCGTCAATATCAAATAATATTTTACCCGTATTGTCTTGTAGGTATGCTGAAGCCCAATTAGTTTGAATATTTTCACTAAGTGGATATAACAAACCATCTGTTTCTTTAGAAATTCTAACCCAATTTACATAATCTGAAGGCAATATAAACCTAAGTTGATCATCAACATTTAATTCTAAAACTTTTATTTCTTTAAAAGCATCATAGTTTAATTCTTGTATTGCTCTTTTTGCGTGGAATAATATTTTAAACCTCTCCTCGTTGTTCACTAGGCTATGGTTTCCTTGATACATCAACATAAAATTATTGACTATCTCAAACAAAGAAACATACTGATAAGACCCCCAATTTTCCCCCGCAGGCGATTCGCCACCATTTTCGTAATACTGATACTGTGATATATATGCCATAATTATTGTTGTTGTTGGTTGTCTACATTCTCAAGTCCTCCTGCAAATTGAACTACGGCTGCCTCTCTAATAGACATTCCTGCATATTGTAATATTTTTTTAACTAAATTTCCTTCGTCACTAAGAGGTAACTCAAAGTCTTGATAATCAGGTTGTGATTGATCAAACGCAGGAGACCCACTAGTTCCTAACGAAGTGTAAGTCCATTTAGGTACCTTTGGGTATCTGATGTATTGAGATAAAACTCTTCCTATATTATTAATTGTACTAGGAAAAACCGTCATTACTAAACCACTCTCTATATAAGCAGGGTAAGTAAGTGATGGTGCTGTAAGTAAAGAATTATTTAACATAGTGATTTTACTATGAGTAACCTTTTCTGCCTCCTGTAAATTACTTTGATAAACAACATAGTTAATCCCTACTGTATCCCAAACCGTATTACTATAAATACTATCAGTTGTTGTTAACTCTGTCTCAGAGTCTACTAAAGTAACTGTAACGTACTGTGTAATGTTTGTTCTTACTAATCCTATAACATCTCCAACTTTAACTCCATCTGAAATGAACGTTGCTGCGGAATTAATACATTTGTTTCCTAAAACAGAATCTGTCGTTCCGTTAGAAAGTAAAGTTGTATAAACCAAGACTTTATTTAATAAATAATAATCATCTCCTGTAGTCGTAGGTGACGGTAAGTAATAATTATTAGATGTTGTTGGTGGAGTTGCACTTAATGATAAGGGGTTAGATACTGAAAATGTATCAATAACTTCTTCTATACCTTTTGTAATATCCGCATACCCTGTTCCTGAAGAACGCCCGTTTTCTTTATTTATTTGATTGTTATACTCATAAAAATAATTCTCAAAAATATCTAATTGTGCTTGTTTGGCATATAGATTAAAATCTGACGGAGATACGTATCCGTAGTTATTCTTATTAAGTATAGACAGTACTGTGTTTTTAACTGAGTTAATCATCTGTAATCCTTTTTACAAAGATAACAAAAAAAAAAGACCCTTCTTTTTAAGAGGGATCCTTTTATTATTATAAGAAATGCTAATTACAGTTGCTTCTCTAGCATCTTTAACACTTCAATACCATCATCTGACTGAAGGAAAGTTGAAACGATAAACATCGGTTCTTCTCCAAATGGTACGTTTAACATTTTTGTTTTATTAGAAGAGGTATTATACCATACTTCTTTATTGTTCTTTCTAAAGGCTAATAAACCCTTATCAAAAAATTGTGACACACTCGCTTGTAATTTTAAAGTAGGGTCGTTAATCACCTCTAAAAAAGTTCTTGGGTCATTCTTAGCGTATACTAAGATATCTCTCTTTAACTCTGAAGTTGTGATCTTAGATGTGTCTTTATTAAATAACACTCTACCAATAGATTCAATTTGATCTGTTGATAAATTACGTGCTTCAATAAGAGCATCAACCTCGATAGTAAGTCTATCTACTTCTACTTGTGCATCTACTTCTTTGTTTACCTCAACAAAACGTCTTCCGTTTAATGGATGGTAATAAAGAAACTGTTGTAAAATTGGATTATTCTTTGGAACGTGTAAAAAACCGTCTTCAAAAATAATTGGTTCTACGATTATATTCCCGTCTTGTTCATCCTCGAAAGGAGATTTTTGGTTACGAGCATAACGAAGTGTTCTGTTAACATTATTATCTTCGTCAAACCATAACAATGGAAATTGTGATGAATGTCTCGTTGGGATCATATAAGATAGAGGAGCCTCTTCACGAGTTAGTTTATAGACCTTGTTAGTCTGTGCAAGTTTTGTTTTCATTGGATATAATTATAATTAAAATTAAATTTTGTAATAAAGAGCAGTCGCAAATTGCGACCGCTCTTATTAAATATTACTTCTAGTTTTGAAACAAGAAGAAGTTGTTTGCACCTAAAGTACATACTGCTCTTTCAGACAAGAAGTTAACCTCCA